TAGCCTACGGCGACTTTGCTAGGTTGAATGACGTTTAAAGTTTCTTGTCCACCAACTTCCAACTCACGCCGCCAGTTGTGACAGACCTAAGAACTAGATTTAGAATAGCGAACGCAACTCCGAAAGTGGTTGGGTTTTGCGATATCCATTCGGTAGCGCCAGGTATGAATGGTGCAATACATGCAATACCATTAGCCCACACCGTCCGGCTTTTCCAAGCTGCTTTTTTCGCTATGTCTATGCCCATAATTCTTCCCTTCGAGGTTGCGGATTTTCGCAAACGCTTGATTGATGTCTTTTCTTCGAGGTCGCGGATTTTCGCAAACGCTTGATTGATGTCTTTTCTGTTGTCGAGGCTACGCTTCCACGTCATCAACGCCGCCGCCGACACCGCAATGAAGGTCGCGCAGAAAGCTTTGAATCCCGCGTCGATACCCATGTTGATAATTGCGTCAGCGTCGATGTTCTTGTTCCAATGCATATGCGGCCGCATCGTCGATCATGACAGGCTTGGGATGGTTCCCCCTATGCCTGAACGACTTGCCAACCTTGCTTATTATTATACCATCACTTTGATTTGTCTCTGTTGGGGGCTTGGTCAATGCGGTAAGTTTCCACAAAAGTATCGAATTTAGAGCGGTTAAGGCTATACAGGTTAGCATCAATCCAAGCGCCGTCGCGGTAATAAAAGTCACGTCTCACCCCTTCGTGGTCCATTCCAATTTTTTCAAATAGTCGATTCGCGGGATTGCCGTCAAAGCATTCACCCCAGATTCTATTAAGACCAAGATCGTAGAAACCGTATCCAAACAAGTTGACCAACGATGATGTCCCGAATCCTTTGCCGATATATTCTGGATCAATCCAAAGGCTGAATTCAGCTCGGCGGTTCACCAAGTCAATTGATGTGAGACCAGCGCAGCCAAAAGCATACTTGTGTAATGCGTGTTGTAAAATAAACATATCAATACTGGGGTCGGTGGCTTGTTTCTTCATCCACGCCAGGTGGTTGTCCATATGGAGCGGCGCGTACTGGCGGCACCAATTCATAACGTCAGGGTGGTTTCGTCCTTCGAATAGAAAATCAGCGTCGTCGCCTCTAATCCTTCGCAGCCTCGTTTGCGTCTGGATGCTCATCTTCACCGCCTCTAATCCTTCGCAGCCTCGTTTGCATCTGGATGCTCATCTTCACCGCTTTTCTCCACCGAGCACCGAGCCCAGTGCATAGCTTCTGATAGTTTATAAAAAGCCTGGTCCCGCAAGTATCCCTTAGGGAATTGTTGCAACTGTTGGACAGCGTCGTTTACCGTTTCGATATAGTTACTGAATATAGTTTTCATCACGTACCTTGTTCGCAAATGGACTTTTTGGCATTTCACCCTCAAGGGTGACGCCGTCGTTTTTAATTCTGAGCAAAACATCGTTTGCTATATTGATAACGTTTTTTCGTTCTGCCTCTAAATCGATGTTGTAAAACCACGATGGACCAAACAGTATTCCAGCCTTGACCATCTCTTGGAAGAAAAGCGCCAAGGTCTGAGGCTCGCCAACAAACCTGCCACGAGTGTTGTAACCGGCTATTTGAACCCCGTCCCATATGGCGTTAAAGTCGTCTTTGAAACATCGGCCGAAAGTCCACAAGTTATCAACATGGTATTCAGGCTTTTTGATAACAGTGTCGATGGTGGCGCACATCGCTGCCAAGGCCGTCGACTCCCCGGCGTAGGTGGACGATACAAAGTAGTCACCATCCATCACATCGGCTTGGCCACAAACCGCACTGAGCGCGTGACCGTTCGCTATCGCTTTGCCAAGAAGTAACAAGTCTGGCCTGCACTTGTAATACTCAGACACCGTCAGCTTGGGGACGCGCATCCCGGTGATGATCTCATCGAAAATAAGCAGGGCACCGCTGCTATCGCATTCGTGCCGTAACTTTCTCAAGTATTCTCGATTTTCAACGCTATCATCTAACAATATTGGTTCGACTATTACGCCGGCCGCGTATTGGATCAAATCTTCATTGCCAGTCAGTGGAAGTATGCCTATGTTTTTGACTATGCCGTGATGTGGTGGATTCAATGAACTGAACTCGTCGGACCAGCCATGGTAGTGATCACTTAGGATTAGAAACTTCGGTGAATTTCCCCGTGATGCCTGGGACACAACCACATCACGGATAATGGTTTCGAGTAGTCCTCGTGATGCGCTTGAATATTTTGTGTAATGCCACAAACTTGACAAGGTTTCTTCTTTATTATCCCCATGTCTTTGGCCGATCTCAACTTCTGATAAACTAGACTCTTCCCGTTTTTGGTAACTTTCATATTTCTTATCTGAGAATATCTCTTCTCCGTCGCTATGCCCTTTGCCGTTTTTGCGTATTTCCTTTGGGATATTCTCATTATTTCCATTATTTCCGGTTTTTTGCGGTACTCCTGGACGCATGTCTTGCAGTCGTTCCTCAGGTTTCCCTTTTTGATTTTGTCTTTGTGAAAATCTTCTAATGATTTCTTCAGCGAACACTTCGAATAAATCTTCGTTTCCATCTCTGACCCCATGGTAAGCACGAGCTATTATAATTGACGCGTTACAAGCCTCGCTCCCCGTCTTAAGAAACTTCACCCGTTCGACCCACGGGACAATCGACTGCACTTTTTTTGCGGCCTTTATCTCCAGAAGAGTTGGCAGGCTGTGACTGGCACCATCTTTGGCGGCGTCGTAAACGGCTCGGCATATGGTCTCGTTACCGTAGCCGGCTATGTTGGTTCCTAGCCCGCAGATGAAGTCAATGTATCTGTTACCCTGGACATCGTAAAGGTAGCAGCGTTTGCCGTTTTTGATGTGCGTAGGGTAAACGCCGTAAACGTGGGAGCTTGGGTGCTTGCTGTTGGTCAAGGCACCTTGAGCTATTGATGCCTGAGCGTCCCGCCATGGACTAAAATCTGAAGATTCCAATGCCCGCACTCCTTGTGTCTTTTATTTTCTGGATTATCCGCCTTTTGTTCTCACGACATTTTTCTAGTTCTTCTTTTGTGTCGACGCTGAATTTTATATCTGACAAATCAATGTGCCCGATTACAGCGCCATACTTACCCCATGCCGGTTTGTTTTGCCGAAGGTATGTCGTGACGTGTTCTTTGTTTGCGGCGTCCAGGTCCTGTTCTGTCATCCACCAGAACAGCTTGCGACTGATCACCTCGCAATCCATGCCGTCGATATAGGTTCTGGCGTTTTCAAAAACATTCGAGCAATAATCTAGTTTGTTGTTTAGGGCCGTCGCTATGTGTTTGCTGATTATAGCCGGCGATATCAATGGGCAGTCTGAAGTTATCCGGACAAAGTAGTCGGGCTCATGAAGGGCACCAGCGTTGATGTAGCGAGAAAGAACGTCCTCCTCATCGCCTTCGATGATGTCGTTTTTTAACACTATACTTGTGAATTAGACTATCACCCCTAGGTATCAGCAACGCGACCCTACAATCTATTCCCGTTATGTTTGATCGGCGGTTTAGGTGGTCCGCGCTTTCGTGGCATGCCTGAAGTACATGGTCAACCATCGTCGTTGTATCAATTAGGGCCATGCATTTATTGGGCAGCCGTGTCGATGTCGACCGTGCCTGAATGCCTATTACAACTTTCACCACTTACCCGTTATATATTTAGCCACCTTGAGGTGTGCTTTGCTAGCGTACGCCCAGTTTGATTTCGGTTCGTTCACCCAACGCCGAAGCATTGCAACATAGGCTAGGTCCATATTCTCAATTGAAATCTTGTAACCATTAATCATGCACTGCCAGTAAGGGCTTTGGTTGTCGATGTATTCGGGGCGTTTCTCGCTTAGGCCAATGATATTCAAACAATCCCAATCCAAACCATCCTTACCGCTATTCCAGTACGAATAGTGTGTTTCTCCGTAGCTATGGGGTTTGGCTAGGAACTCGTATTGGTTTACCATCTGAACTTGAGAACAGATCGGTCGGTGTTCGTTCTCGAATGCGTCGAGGTGGGCGAGGTTTGTAGTCAGTGGTTTTTCGCATAGGATTGGAAGATTGAAGCCTTGCAAACGTTTGATCATCGCAAGGTGGTTTTGTGTTGGTGTCGCAATAATGACGCCGTCACAATCTTTTATGCCCTGCAGTGAAGCGGATCCTTTGTCGAAAATGACCACGTCTTTTTTTATGACGTTCTCAAGAATACACTTGTATCGCCGTCCCATATTGCCTTCGCCACCCATGATCGCAATCTTGTTCATTGACGCCTCAGGAAAAGGTCCTCTGGAGCAACACGTTCAACTCTAATGATCGCATTACCACGAAACATATCGGACAGAATAAGTTGTGTTTTATAGTCTGGGTTGTCTTTGGTTTTTTTTAGGATGGAATAATATAGGAACGAAAATATGGCTGTCGAAACAGCTAAAACACCACAAATTACACTTAAAATAATAATTACACTCATATTAATAATATTGCCTGATATTCGGGCATCAGGTCAAGATAATTTTTTAAGCCCACTCTGAAATGGGTATCTGGTACCTAGTATAGAAGGCATCGCCCGAACCAATTGTGATAGGGACAGCCTGAGTTACATCGGTAGGGGATCTAACGTAAGTTGAACTAGCTTGCCATGTTCCGGGCTGAACGGTTGTTGCGCTGGCGTACCTTACACCTCCATAGTAAGCTGTTCCAGACCCGTTGTTCTCAAGTGTGAAACTACCTAGGTTATAATCGTATACGCTGGTACTCATTTTAGAAGTGTCAATATTTAGGCTCTCGGGGACAGTCAGTATTAGCGTGGTAGTATTTGTAGCTCCAGCAAACGATATCCTAGTCCATACGTGCATAGTATCGTCTTCTCTCTTAAAGAATCCAGTGTACGTTGAATTAGTCGAAAAGGTTCCCGTAGGAGTGAAGGCGGCCCAATTCCATTTATTCTCAAATATTAACCATTGAGTGCCATCACATACAATTTTTAAGTTATCGTATTGAGCATAAAGATCTAAAGTTGTTTTTCCGTTTATTGTTTCTGAACCTTCACCATCTATAATGCATTTACCAGACGCTGAATCAACCTTCATTATTTTAAGCTCACGGTTCGTATTGGCGGATGCTGTAGGAAGTGTAATTGTCCTATCCGTCGTGGAAGTAGTCATCAAAATAGTACCGATATTATCAGAATCGGTGATAGTATAATCGGCGGATTTTGCGCTTGTGGTAGCAATCGAAACGGCTTGAAAAGTTAAAGATCCACTCGTGTTGGTTATTGGGGCTTGGTATGGCAGCGTTCCAGATGAAGGTGGAAGTGTCAGTGTATATGTTTCCGAAATGCTTGCTGATGCCACAACCCGAACTGTTTGGCTATTGGCCCCGAAATAAACACCAGCAAGACCAGTGGTAGAACCACCAATGTTATATAATGCCGTTGTCTTTACGGGCAGGCTCGAAGCCATAGAACCCGTGAAGGTTATGTCGTCACTACCGGCGTTTCCTAGGGTAACGTTACCGTTTAGGTTTGTGGCACCAGCCGCCGTCAACGCGCTTATAGATATGTCTTTGGTGCCGTCCGATAGCCCATCGGTCAGGTTGGTGAAATTTGTATTCATCTCGTCAGCGTCGATTGTCGTGCCGTTTGAAAACGTGTGGGTTACTGCGATTGACGCCATGTTAATTTTCCTTTTTTTCTCTAGAAATCTGTTGAGGTAACCTTAAACCAACTGCTTCCCTTGGACCAATTGCTCTCGGTCCAAACGAACGAACGCCAAATTTCGGCGCTGATCTTAATGCTCTGCCACGTTGAAGATTTAGAGCTCCGCTAAGTAAACCTGAAGTGTTAGCTATCTCCCTAACTCCGCCCCTGAGAATGTTAAGAACACCTGTTTCAGATGCGTTTAATATAGCAGGACCGAAAGCGTCACCAAGATCAATGATGTTTGTGAACTCTGAAAGATCTTCAGGCTCAACAAAATTACCAACCCGCTCCATTAAAGTTCTATTTCTTAAGCTGTTCGCTGTTTTAGGAAAACTAAACTCAACGGCGTCACCGGTACGGTCCCTAGACAGAAGATCATCTAGCATAAATCCTTGGGTTTGCTTTAGCTCTGGAGAGTCTTTAAGTATTGTTTTCACGGAATCTAGGGTGTTCTTGTCACCGTTTTTTATCAGTTTATTATAGACTAATTCTGACCCGCCCTTACCGTCGGTGAACCTGTTTATGGCGTCGTTCAGGGGTTTGTTGTCGTCGAAAAACTTTGACATTCTCTTGTTAGCATCGACAAGTTTATCGGCAATTGTAGGGTCAACGTTCACCCTCACGGTGTCGACCAATGCGTCCTTCACCGTGCTACTTAATGCGCGAAGTGAATTTATATCTTTGGATATAAAAATTTCTCTTGCTTGTGGAGAAAATATGGTTTCCCTAAGGTTTTGTAATAGGTCAACCGTCGTCGCGTAGTCTCCACCGGACTGGATAAAATCATCTATGTTTTCTTGTAAAGCGACTGCTCGTGGACGTGAAGCCCTGCTTTTAAATAATCTTTTTGACAGATCGTCAATTTTTAGAAGCTGATCAAGGATATCATCCTGAGCCTTTGATGATAGCTCAAGTCCAGGGTTTCCTTGCGCCACGCGCTGGTAACTTGTGTCGATTGCTGAAAAGAATTTCTTTCTCTGATCGATGATTGCGTTAGCGAGTGACTCGCCGGCTTGCGCTACCGTCGACGGCTTGGTACCACCTGAGACGTTATCGGTGAAGTTAATAGCCGCTTGCTGAACTTGCTGTATCTGTTCGTTGAATTCTTCTGATAACTTTTCACCACCTATGGATTGTTTTTTGGCTCGAGACAGTCTATTTATAGAACTTTGTCGACCGAATTTTATAGCGTCGGTATTTGAGACGTCGATACCGTATTTTTGAGCCATCGAAATAAATTTATTAGCGTCTTTAGAAACGCTCGCGCTGGTTAATGACTTTAACGATGACTCAATACCTTCTTTCACACCGGCTGCCAAATCAGCCGCTGATTCTGCGCCCAAAAGTCTCGTTGCGTCTATTCCGACATCTGTAGCCTTACTTGCGGCCTTTACACCACCGGCCAATGCTTTGCCGACTCCCTTTGCTAAAGTTCCCACCGGTATAATATTTAGAGGGTCTAAAATCATCTCGATCGGTAACGCTAGGTTTCCCGCTTCGCTGCGGACTTCCGTCTTAAGACCGCCGCCGACACCCTGAACTGATGAAGGGTCAAAACCACCGCCGAGACCAAAACCACTACCAGCGCCAAGCCCTATCTTTTCTTTTTCCTCGGTGTCCGCGCCAAATGACGCCGCTATCTGCTCACCTGTTGGTGCCTTTTTAGGGTCGGATCCAAATTGCTCGGAGAATGCGCTACCAGCATTTAGTAACCTACCGCCAAAAGTTGGTGCACCGCCAAAGTCTCTTGTCAACTCAAACGTTGCCGATCGGGTCGGTGCCCCAGTGAATTTGTCGACAAACTCACCGACAGCCTGCACGCCGCCTAATGCCGCACTGCCAACCTGAGTAAGAACACCGGGTGCTTCTGGTGGGGATCCAAGGACAAGTTTATTTAGTTCCTCGTCGCTCAAGTTAGATACCTGTGAAGGTTCTTTCGTTGAACTAGAAACGCTGGTTAGTCGGTCTAGTTCTTCATCTGATATGTTTTCAATACCTGGCATCTTATTGACCCGCTGTGTTTTGTCGGCGTTGTCGTTCTTCTATAAGTTCTTGCATTGAAAATTCACCGGCCGAAGTTTCGAAACTCGGATTACGTTCTTCGGCGGCTATGGATTGTTCACCGTTTTTAGATATTTGTTCAAAAAGTTGGTTAAATACAGGGTTAACCACGAAATTAGAATCGACCCCGAACTTGTCCGACGCTTGCCTGAATCTATCGTCAATTATTGCTTGTGTCTTAAGCTGAGACGCCATGGTCCTTCTGGCTTCGGCTAGAAAATTGTTTCGACCTTCTGGAGTTAATCGTTCGCCTTTTAACACGCTATTATAAAGGTTTTTAGTCTTTTCACCGACACCCTGAGAGTTTTCAGCGTTCGCGAATTCGCCTTCACGGACCGTGGATCCTGGGTCAATTGTTTTCATAAAACCAAAGATACCGGCTAGGTCCGTCGCACCCGTTGGGTTAGGATTCGTGAAAGCTGATTCAACCCTACGAAATCCATCGACTGCCTTTGATGTCTCTTTTGAGACAGCGCGATAGTCATCCGCCAAACTGTTTGTTCTGTCAAACTCCTGTTTGCTAGCCGCTTTCTTTTCTGCCTTGGCTACTTTCGCTAGCTTACTGTTAAGATCGCGTTCCTCTTCCAAAGCTTTTGCTGGCACAAAAAATGGTTTACTATCGTTTTTTGAAAAACCAGGAGGGGCCTGTTCTTGACCTAATACAGGAATATTCCTGTTTTTTAGTTCTTCAGCTTTAGATTCCGTGACAGGAACAAAGTCCCTAGAAAAACTAACACCTTCTTTTCTCTGATTTTCTTGAGCTACAAGTTTATTTGATTCTTGTTTGGCCTGTAATTGTTCTCGAGATAATTTGTCTTGTCCACGTTGCCGAACTACGCCAAAAATAGTCGACGCTATATTAACAGCGTTCGCAATCTCTGACGCCGTATCACGTTTAGCCTGCGGCTGTTGTACTGCTACCGGCATTTCGTCTCCTTGAAAGTGCGCCATCAGTTACTAGTGATTGGCTTTTGTTGGCGGCTCGCTGAAGTGCTTCCTGGATTATCGCAGAACTCTGCGTATCACCTTGAGCGTCTGCAGATTGAAGACCTTTTTGCAGCTGACCCGTTGCCTGCTTTCTTTGCGTTGCCGATAGTGATTGAGGTCCAGGCTTATTAGCGTCAGCAGCTAAACCACCACCAATCGCACCGCCAGCGGCCGTACCTACCGGACCAAAAATAGAACCAACGACACTGCCAATTGTTCCGAGATTGGAGGTTATGGGATCAGGCTTTTTTTGAATAGTGTTAACACCAGCCATTTTTATTAATCCTTCTTCTCATTTTTCTTACCTTTGGACGCCAATCTTCTTTTGATAGCTTCCATGCTTACCTGGCTAGCCACCGACAACAGCGCTTTGTCTTTCTCGTTATCTTCTGTGATTTTTAATACTTCAGTCATTATAGAAATCCTCCACCACCGCCGCCGCCGCCGCCGCCAAAAGCGCCGCCGGGACTAAAATTATTGCCACCGCCAAAAGCGCCGGCAGAACCGCCAAAACCAGGAGTTACCGGGGAGAATGTTCCGCTATCAGAATTGAATCCTGTCAAAGAATCAGTCATCGACTTTTTGTTGAACTGTTTTTTAGCCATGTCCATATTGAAATTGCTTATACGCTTGTCTTCGTCGAACTGCTTAAGAGCCTGTTCGAATTGTTGACCAAACTGACTTCCTTGGATGTCTATTTTCCTCTGCTCCATTATTTGTTGTAAATCGAATAGTTGTTTAGAAAAACCACGCTGATTTTTAGCTTCTAAACTTTGAAAATTTTGAGATTGTAAACGTTCTCCTGATGCGAAGTCCTGAGAACTGAGCCGCTCGCCCCTAGCAAAATCCCGACCTAAACCAGCTTGTTGGGCCGAGAAATCCTGTCCCGCCTTACGCTCGCCACTCTGAAAGTCACGTTGAGCCTGAATTTGTTCCTGCTGGAAACGCTCACCGCTTTCAGCTACGTCGATACCTTCGCGGGCATTTGCGGCGTCACGACCTCTGGCGTCCCTAGCCTTTTGGGCTTGTTTCAAAAAGATGCCACTACCGCCAAGACCGCTGCGAGCCTCTGCACGTTTCAATTGGTCACCCTCGCTTTGAGTTCTTGCGGTGTTCTGTTGTTCCGTCTTCTTTCTAAGCAGCGCAAAGCGCCGTCCAATGGCGTCGTCGCCCGGTACTCTTTGTCCCATTATCTGCGCCTCCCCTTGCGGTTATAAATATATTGAAGTCCGTGGATTTTGAATTTTTGACCGACCGTGTTTTGGTTGCTGAACTGAAATTGAATTCGCTCACCACGAGTGGATGCAAGAGTTTCCTCAATGCGGCCCTCTTCTTGGCCGCCACCCCAATCATCGGTGCCTATTTTGGCTGTGCCCCAAAGACTACCACCAGGGTTTAAATCAATGCTCGTAGGAGTTCCCGCACCAGTTTGCGAATCGGTACGGTAGCGCACCGTCATGTCATAGTCACCTGGCTTGCCATAGATCATGTTGAAGGCGCGAAAGTCTTTTGTGATCCTGTGATCGACCGGTAGTCCAGAGAAGTTTTTGGTCCAGTAATAACTATCGATCGCCGTGCCATCATCGCTCAACGTGGACACGTTCATCTTGTAAACGAATCCGTTGGCCGTGGAACTGATGTAGTAAAGGTCGCCGTCATATTCAACAAACTGCTCGGCGTTGATCCCGGTCCACGGTATCCAAACACCCTCTTTACGCTTCCTTGCGAACAAATTATCCACCGAGAAGTCGAATACATATATTTGGTTGTTACTAGTCGACCCGCTACCCTTGGTCACGGTGATGTAAGCTTTTTGCTTGTGAACAAATGCCGATATTCTGCCCTGAAGGCTTTCGACAACATCAAACATATCCGTCTCGACGCGGTCTGTTTTTACCAGACTACCAAGAGATGATACGGTTCCGAAAGTCGCGTCAGGCTCGTTGGCCGCGCCTTTGATCGCTGCGAAGCCAACGAACTTACCTTGCTCGTGAGCGGCGTGCATGATTTTGTTGTTGTACTTAAACCAGCCGAAGGGTGACTTGGTGCCGTAACTCGCCTTTGTCTCTACTTGCTGCCAACTAGTATCCGTGTCGGTAGCCATGTGAACGAACCAAGGCTTATTATCACAGCCAATCATCATGCCCGTGTCATATGCCATGATCGAGCGGACTAGGTCACTTGCGTTATCGCCAACTCTGATGAAATTGGTTGAAGCGACGACGTAGGGGTTGGCAAGATCCGTATACCAAACCAGGTTACGGTTTGCGGTGTCGTTCATCCAAAGGCGGTTCCTCGAGTATGTAATGATCGAATACTTAGGAGGTAGGCCGTTATCGGTCGGTGCAACAACGCCTAGGCTACCATCTGGGATGGCATCGTCGTATGTCGTCGTCGTGTTATCGCTGATCTCAGCTACCCGCTTGAACTCGGTGCCGCCGTTAGTGGTTCTATAAATACGCCGTGAGGAGACGCCGTGGCTGACTGGTGCTGTTGGAATGGTCACGGTGGCGTCTTCTGTCGCGCCCGTCCAGGTCGCTGTGGCGGTCGATACGTCGCCCTCAACGGCTTGGCTATTAACATAGGTGACCTTCCACTGATAATCACCGGTCAGGTTATTGCCTGTCCCGGCAGTGGCTGCGGTTACAACACCACCCGCTTCAATCCCATGACGGGTAAAATTCGAGCCGTTCCACTTATATGGTTGGCCCTCGCCGTTGTTGAAAAATATGTGATTCTCGTACTCAGCCGAGCAAACCCTTTGGGATGCAGTGTATACAGATTGAGCCGAAGCAATTGTGGTGAAAGTCGACGCCGTCCAGGTATATGCAGAACCATTAAACCAAGCCACCATCGTTTGAGTTTCATTATCAGAATCATGGCGCGTGTAAAGACCTTCGCCAACAAACGATCCGACCGCGTTGGCGTTTAGCGCTGACGTTCCACCCCTGGTCTCAACCGTGTGATCACCGAAGACCACGTTGCGACAATCCGGGGATTCGTCGTCATCAATTTCGTGGCGGTCAAATTTGGTATTGAGCCCACCAACCAACTCGATGCGGCCCTTGGCCGGGTAAACGACGTCATAGTTTTTCGCCATCAGAAATACTCCCTGTCGTGGGTCGGCATATCTGATTTTACCACCGGGTATTGGTCGGATATCTTGCGCTTCATCTCAATACCCTTGACGTCATTGACGAGTCTGTCCCACAAATTTCGGTGGTACGAAGCCATCTGGTTGTTGCCGTCCTTTGCAAACATCGCTGATAAAACATAGTCTTTTAAAAACGTATGATAACGAACCGGGATATCAAGTGTTGACGTGTTAGAAACCACGTCGGGAAAATCAACGCTGAATATCTTTAAAGATTGAACCGCATCTGGGTTTGGTCGAAGATACAAAACCTCGCTATAAATAGCGTAATATCGCGGCTCTCCAGTATTTGTCGTGTTAAAATCATTCCCAGTGTGGAAGTCATCTTCCATAAAATCAACGGGGTCAAGTCTTACACCGTTCCATTGGATTCTATGAACTTTATAAGCTAGTGAGGGGAAAGCATATTCCCTGGTCCCGATAACCGTGCTCACCGTGTAAACGTTTTCTATGCACTCCGTTTTTGTGGATAGCTCCATCGATGCATCGTAAACCAAATCATACAGTTCGGAGTCGCTGAAAAATTTATCACCGACCGCGTTATAGCGTTCTCGACAGTCTGTTATTAAGTCGTTTGGAGTCATTTATTCCTCTGTCCATGAGTCAGACGGCTTTGTCACTTTGCTGCTACCGTCCGTTGGTTTCGTGGTAGCCGCGAAAGCCGCCAAGTTTCTATTTTCGCCGTCAGTAGCTGGTCCCGGAAAAACATGGTTGTAGCCATTGCTATCAAACAATTCTTGGCCACTCATCAGGCCGTTTGCGGTTATCGTCTCAGCAAATGTTCTTTTAAACGTTGCCTTGAGTGACCAATCGTCGCTCACGGTGACCGTATCGTCTTCGCCAACAAAAACCGTGACAATCAAATCTTCAGTGCCAAAAGCCCATTTGTAGCTACCGAACACCGCAACGCCGTACTTACTTGTCGGCTCGCCGCCCCAGACATTGATCGCTTCGCTGATGGTTTTGGTGAATGCAGCCAAATCCGTTCCTAGCTAAAAGTGATTTGCGTTGTAGCCTCAAGGGTGTCGCTTTCGCCCTTGTTTATTACACTCTCGGTCGAGCGATTTAACATCGTCCCACCAGTATTGGCACTAAAAAGACCGTACTCAGTAACAGCGCCAGTACCACTACCAGCAGCAAACGTTGCCACGACCTCATAGATTCCCCCAGAGGTGTAAGATGCCGTCCCAGTATGGCGGCTCGATTCGGTTCCAAGCGCCGTGTCGGAATTCACCTCGGTGGTCGAGTTCGTTCCGATAGCTACGTAGTTCATGGTCCACGAACCGGATGTGTTTGCGGAATGCAGGAATGAAGACAGGTATTCGAGACCGTTCGTTGTGATAACGTTCTCGCCGTTTCGCTCGTCTTTTATGCGACCGTCAGGACCTCTAAGAACAACTTTCCAGATGCCCTTGATGGTTACGCGCTTTTTATTGCTCTTAGGCTTGTTTTCTTTTTTTTCGTTTTGCCGCAACTTCCTGATCCTCAAGTTCATCGAGGTGATGGCGGTCAATATGGTCGTCGAGATCTGATGCATTCGCGAACTTGTCTTTGCAAGATCCACAAACTACCTCAGTAACAGCAGAACCCGCAAGATGTGGTGGCTTGCCAACAATTCTTAGCATCTTGAAACTTTCGCGCAATTGCGTACCGTTTCCGTCATACTGAGGTGGGTAAAACAAGCTCTTGAAATCTTGCGCTTCGTCCCATTGCATCTCGCGTTTTTCACCGGCTGGAATAGTGATAGTCGTGTCCTGAAACTTCTGAGAAAAAGGAAGACTATTATCATTCCAAACTTCAACCATATTCGCTGCCATACACTCACCCCTAGTTATGCAGTAACGAAGTGAACAGAACCACCATTGGTCACTGTTGCCGCCGCTATCACTTTTACGTATCTCGGCAACGGTGAAACCTCTACAAGGCTGCCACTATGTGCCGTTGCTATCGTTAAATCAACCCAGTTGGCATTACCGCTTGCGACACTGACTGGATAGTAAGCGTCACCGGCTTGGGCGTGAACCCCAACAACGTTGGCAGTCTCGTTGTTGATCCAAATGCGTTCGTATGTTTGCACTCCAAAGTCAACCGTACTCGAGGTTGCTCCTGAAGCTATGACCACTTCAAAATATTGCTTCATCAGTGACCCCAAACAGTTACATAAATTTCGTCCCCGCTGGTAGCTCCTGTTACAGCAAACGCGCCGTTATCAGCAACCGCTGCAGAAGTTACGTTCTTCTGGACTAGGAACGGACTTGACGCCATCGACGCGGCTGTTGCTTGGATGTGATCAATTACACCCAGACCGGTGTCGAGCTCAAGAGTCGCACTATCAGCAGAAAGTTCCCAGGCTTGCACCTTGTGGTTTCCTGCAGCATATTCAAATTTTTTCGTTGTAGTCCACGCCATGGCGCGTCCTCCTTAGTAAAGAATTTTGGGTGAATCACATTTTGGATCGGTCATGCACTCTTCAATCTCTAAGTGCATGTTAAGCTTTTTTATTGCGTCGACAAGACTCAAATAATGGAACGATGCAAGATTGCCTTCAGGGTATGCACCCATACAACCACCCTCGCTGCAATTCCAATAATCCCCTGGGACGGTCAAAGACAACCAATCGAAGAAATTCTTGAAGTTGTAATAAGACGGCCAGGTGTGAACCTTGTTACCAAAGACATCCGTGACCCTGATGGTTTTACCCATCTCTTTGTCATACTTACTTTTCCAAGAATGGAAACGATGCGTTGCCGTATCGCCGTCAATATCTGGATACCCAAAACTGAAGTCGGCACCAACGAATATAGTTGTGTAACAACCCAAGATAGCTTTCGCTAAATAGGTGCAAGTACCGAGCACATTACCGCCACTCGATATACCTGCGTAAAACTTTTCGATGGCGTCGACTTCAACATTTAGGCTTTGGTCAGGTAAGGGAGCGTTGAAAAGAAGAATCTCGCCTTTCCACTTCTCAAGCAACTCTGGATCAGATCCAACGTATGCAACCAAGGTTCTATCCTCGGTCCGATCCCAATACCATTCAGTATCTTTTGTTCCGCCTTCGGTAACCTCTTCAATCGTCACTTTCTGGCAGTCAAGGGTACAGTAGTATTCCGGCTGCAAATCTAAGTCTTCAAAATAGTGAAAGTTATGCAGACAACTAACCAAGGGTATGTCACCACGATTGGCCAACTCGGCGGCGTTGTGCTTTAAACTCGGTCCGCTGCCCGCAACAATACACGGCTTGTGTTCATACTTGCGATAATGTGAGCCAACCGAAAAATCGGAAAATTCACCGAATCGCTTTTTGTTCTCCGTGATATTGCCTATCCACTTGTCTCGCCAGTGGTCAACCGTTGTCTGATCATTGGAACAAGCCTTACCGCGCATCTGAGATGTCTTGATAGGTGGCCGATGAATCAGAGGTTGATACTCTAGAGCTACACTTTGAATTCTTACCGTCAAACTATCTCCCTTAGAAACAATTGATGTAAACGGAACCGCTTGCGGCGGTGGCTATAGTGTTCAAAGCTTTACCAACAGCCGGCGCAAGGTTTCCAGTGGTGTTCGACACCGGACCAAAATCACCGTTAGCGCTGACTTCAATCAACTCACCTGTAACCATCGTTTCGCCGGCTTCGACGTTAACAACACCACGAGTGGCGAGCCAACCGAAAGTACCTGTTGAAAGTGAAACAACCGCAACACCGACAACCGCGTCCGCACTGGTAACTGCTGAAACCGTAACCGACATGGCTGTCATGCCTGCATTTGGAACCGCTGCGAAACCAGCAGGGATAACTTCTCCGCCTTCGTTGTAAACAAAGACGTAGTCTTTGCCGCCAATGGTAGCTCGTGTTCCAACCTCTGGATCATTCTGACCAAGGGACGTAGTCGTGGCCGTGACCGCACTAAATCTAACTGGACCAACTGAATTACTCATGATTTCTCCTTTATGCGGTTAGGGCAGTCGCCATAGCGTGGTACCGGTTGTTTGAAGATCCCAAGACGCCCATCCAGTAGACTTTAGCTACCTTGACGTTTTGGTTGATGGGCTCGTCGAAATCGGTCATTCGCATGTTTTCGTCATTATGGACGATCAAGTGCAAGTGGTTCTCGTTAGGAAGAACCAAGTGACTTGCAGGGACATTCGAATCACTTAGGATAGGAATTCCGTTGAACATAAGGGATTTAAAGCCGCCCTTGGCCGTATCACCATCGGTGAAACGTTGTTGGGGCTGAAGCAAAGCGTAGTAACTGTTGAAGATTGACTTCGTAGTTACGCCCACCGTTGGCTGCTCATCATCTTCGCTTGCAAGGTTGTACAACGTTTGCATTGCAGAAATGGTGAGAGTCGTAGTGGTGCTATCGACTTGACCTTGATACCAAGAGTTTGTCGATTGGCTGATTCCGCCGGGAGAACTGGCTGTGCCAATCCAAGAACGAAAACCAATGATAGAAGATGCGTCGGTTGTTCCATCGGAATAGATACCAACTGAAAGCTTTTTCTTCATCGTCTTTTCTGCGTTCTTCATCTTGCCTTTGACAAAGTCAACAACCTGGGCTTTTCCCATGTTCTTAAGTTCGTCACGCCGTGAGATAGTGATCGGTGCATAAAGCTGCTTCCAATCCAATTCAGCGGCGGTGAAGGTGTCAGAATCCGAAACGTTCAGTGTATCGGCACCTGAATACCAATCACTGTTACCAATTTCTGCGTACTCAAGTGGAATGATCACTTTTTCGCCACCGTCGGCCTTGCGTTCCCATCCCTGAGTTTTCGAACGCCGAAGCATTGGATTACCCAAGAATACGTTATCTGCAAGACGAGGAAGAAAAAAACGACGTGAAACCGCTTGAATCTGCCCAATATTACTATTTGGCTGAGTCATGATTTACCTCGATTAAAAAGTTAAAAAGTTAAGCCTGTCGTTCCAGTTGTTCCAGATAATTAATCGCAGCTTGGCTTGCTTCTCGTTCATTACGCGGAACGCGACCTTGCGGCTGGGCGCTGGTAGGTGTGTCTGACACGCCGACGATCCCTTGTTTTGCCTGTTTCTGTCGCTCCTGAGCGCTTCGTTCGAGTGCTTTGGAACTTGACCGTTCGATGATCTGATCTTGGTATAACTCAACCACTGCGCTCTTAAAGTTTTTGATCCCGGTTTTTTCCATGTGATCAATTACACGCATTTCGATTGTGTTGCCGTCGTCACCCACCTGGTCAAAATCAATGAAGTCATATTGTTCTTTGACCGCGTTGATTTGTCCGTCTAGGACGTTGTCCTCCGCTGTTGCTTTGTTGCTCTGAATATAATTATCAACCTCACCGAAACGTTGCTCGTACTGAGTTAAACGTTCTTGTAGTGGTTGGATCAACCTTTGGACTTGCTGGTATTGAGGATCTTTGGGATCAACGTTCGGATCGTTTAGAGCTTCGCGTTGTGTCCACTGGGTTTCTACGTGCTCGGCCCATTTCGGATTATTCTGGGCATAGTCATCGTATTGTTTCCATCGGCCTAGCTTGTCGTGTTCGGCTTTTGGAACGTACCCGGAATCTAATTCTGATCTTGGAATGTAGTTGTTTTTAATATCGGCCATCTTCTGGGCGTAGTCGTATCCCATGGATGAACGCTGCAGTGCTTGTTCAAGGCTTTCGCTTACGTCTTTACCGTTGGCCTTGTAAGTTACATGGTGGCCTTTAAGCTGCTCGAAATCTATGAATGGCGTTTCGGTTTGATCCGCGCCTTCCTTGGCTTCCATATTCGCGGTATGGTCGCCGTCCGTGGCAATCGGATCATTCTCAACCGGCTCGTCACCCAGTTGTTCTAAGATTTCGTCTGTGCTTGGAAAACCTGCCATTTATGCTCCTGATGTTTATCTCGTTTGGGGAGTTTGCGGAATACCGCCCGCGCCGCCTTCGAGCGATTGTGGTTGTGATCCACCGGGGGCTTGTTCGCCTCCGCCAGAAATCTCTTGAATGATTGAATCAAATTCACCGGCTAATGCGGCTACCCGTTGAGAAATCTCTGGATTAATTCCACTTTCGTTCAACACTTCACCCAGCATAGCCATGCCCTGTGAAAGATTGCCAAGAAGATCGCCGAGCTGACCTTGGCCGCCGCCGTCTTCTGCTGGTGGTGCCGCTTGCTCTTGTGGTGCTGGTTGTTCTAGTCCTGGCATTAGTTGTTACCTCTATGCGAAAAGCTTTTGGTTAAAAACATTTGGGCCTCTTCCAGCTTGGTTAGCGCCAAAGCGGTGTACCTGCCTGGAACGGTGTGCTCTTTGATCTTTTCGCCAATAGTATCAAAGCAACCCCTAAGTTCGTTGTTTGCTTTGACTTGTTCCTCGGTCATTGGCTGGCTTTGAAATACTGACAAGTTATTGTGCTCCCTGTTGTGCTGCTAAATCAGCGTCTTTTTGTTCCATGCGTTCGTTAATTTCTTCCCAACCCTGCATCTCAGTGCCTTTGAATACTTCGATACGGTCAATGATGCCGCGATCAAACAGAGCCAGAAGTTTCTTCTCTCGCTCGCCCTTGAGAAACGGCAAGCCGGTCTGGGTGTTGACTTTCACGTCCATTGCACCCCTGATTAAAAACTTCTTTGCTTCCAGGTCTTCAACTAAGTTACCCGTTTCTATATTTTTGTTAAAGTTTTTAATAACGCCCTGCCTTACAGGGTCACCCTTCGCATCAATTTCGTCGCTTTGTTCCACGTGAAAACGAAAGAATTTTTCGGTGTCGTTTTTGTTTGTTAAACGGTGGATTCTTGGAACGCTGTAGTGCTGAAGCACAAGCTGCGCATACTGTTGACCCTTTGCGGTAAGCATTGAATCTAGGTTTCTCATCTTCTGTTTTGTGCGCATCGATGCCGCATCTTGCAGACTTTCAATTGCACTGGCTGCAGTTACGCCGCCCGGCTTGTTGCCTCGAGTCACGCCCTGGCTGCCTGAGATATCTTGGAAGTATTGAACCATTCTATCAATTAACTGAATAACGTAGGGCTGAAGTTGAGTGCCCTCTTGGCGGCTCGGTGGGGTTGCGCCGTCGTAGTTCACCTGCATACCAGGAGCGTTATGAAACGACCCAGGCTTAACACCACTTGACGATGGAATCATCCAAACCGGATTACCTGTCAGGGTGAGAACATCCAAGGTGAAGGACATCAGTTTATTAAAGATGCGTTGCGGTGACTCTATGGGCTCGACTTCTGAGATGCCGAAGAACTGACGGGGATCTATATAGTTGGCATATCTAAAGAAAGGGAATTTGAGGTCGTCGTTCTTAAGCGGTCCGTCTTCAAAAATTCGGTTATTGATCATCACCAGACGCCGGCCCTTGGGGAACTTCTTCTTGGTGATGTGACGGATTGTTACCTTACCCTCTGGGCCCGTCTCTTCTTTGGCTTCCTCAACAACATCGGATGGCTTTATTAAAACCGTGAATACCATGACCTTGTCCGATGATGGATGTTCCTCGTTGCCAAAACTCTCAGCCGGCATTTTCCTATCCGTCTGACGGGTGAACTGAGGCCGCGCCATTCCAACACCAGAGTCGCGGTCGGTGAAGTCCATCAAATCAGGCTTAATAGCGCCCACATTTGGGTGATTTGAATACTCGCTTTTGATCTTCTCAACATCCCTAGGCTCGGCATGCACAAACGAATGAGAATAACGTTCATCATTCACGTCCCTAGCCTCAGGGTCGGGGTAACACTGGAACAGGTCTTCGCTATCGTAAACAATACGGCCCAAACCAAAGTCGAGATCCGGATCAAACTTAAGAGAACCAAGACCCGTGCCAAAGAAGTGCCCGTCGAAAAGTATTTCTGCAGTCTTATACAGCCAGTTACCTTTTTGGGAGTCGGCCTCGTATAGGTCACCCAGGATAGCCGCAAATTCAATATCGCTTGGGTCTTCAGGCACAAACGACGACCTTGGACGGCTATCCAACATCTGGGGGACTATCGAAAGAATGTGCATGGCTATGAAGTTAATAACCTCGGCGTGTCGGTAGCTCGGCCGCTTTTCTCGCCACTGATCACCGCGAAACATCTTGTAATAGTCCAACCACTTGCAATCGAATTTAGAGCGGTGCTTTTTGGCTTTGTTGAATATGTGGTTGGCTAGCTTTACAGCCTTTTTCTCTTCTGGCGTTGGTTCGGGTGCGTCTAAATCACCAATGTCATCGATACCATCGGTGTCCGCGCCTTCGTGCTCATTTAAAAGTCCTGAACTCATGATGCAAATCCATGATTATAAGCGTCGGTTGCGGCTTGCTCCAACCTAGTGTCGGCATCCCTTCGGCGCTGGCTTTCTTGTTCTTTATTAATTTTATTCATGTCCTGGTTTCCGATTTCTTCCATCCCCTTGGATTTAGCCAACTGACGGCGGTGTTTGTCGGATTTCACAACCTGGCCCATGGCGGGGCAGTATTGAGCGTTATCCCAGTCGTCGGCACCGGAAAATGATGACCTAGATATTATACGGCGTGCTGGTTCTTTACACTTGGGACAGTGTTCGGGACGGTCAAACTCTGAAAATGGCTTGATAACTTCGAAGATTTCGTCGCAACAGTCATATTCGTATATCACCAAGTCTCCGTGAGATTGTGATTCTTAACTGAAGTAAGCCGATTCATGCGATCTTCGTAACTTTCATTCGCTTTATTAACCAATACTTCTCCAACGATAGCAGGCTTGCTGCGCTCGTGTCTATGTGTATGGGCCGATACATACCTCGATGCGTCCAAAATATGGTCGTCACGTTTAACAGGAAGACGCTCGCGGTGGTCCTGATTCGGGCCGCGTTGGTCCTCGTCGTTGGGGTAACGATAGGTTTCTAGCTCGTCGACCGTGTATTTATTCCGACCCCGAAAAAGCTTAAGACGGCGTGACTTCAGCAGTTCGTAGTGAATATCGATACCGATACGTATGCCATTTTCAGCGCCCACCGCCGATAAACCCGCCCGGTTGAATTCCTCAATGTAGCCAGGTTGCGAGGGATCGCAGTAAAACAGTTGAATATCATAGTTGTTTTTCAGTAGCAGCGCCGCACTCTTCATGTCGGTTATAGTAAGTCCCGTCTGGTAAACCTCGCACGGTTGATAATGGTTACCATCTGGGGTGATCGCCCTAACCGCAATGGCGAAGGGGTTGGTCGTGCCCCAATCGACACCGGCGTAAAACTCGGTGCCGGCCGGGAAGTTGAACGGTTCGCACTGGTTTTCGTCTTCGTCGTAGCAATCGTAAACCAACCCGGCAAATTTTGACCACTCGCCACCAAACATCATTTGGAACCGGCGCGGATCCATGCTCAATCGTTTCTTCTCGTAATAGTCTTTTGGAAAATATGGGTTTTCGTTAGATCGAGCGCGAATCAGTTCGACGTCGGGAAGTGATTCTTCACCATTCTTCATGATCGGCCGGATCATTTCCTTATAGATCCAGTTTAGCGTATATGGCGAAGTAGTGAGCGTAATTGGTGCTTGTCTAAAGGCAGCCCTGGCCTGCATATTTTCCCAAAAGTAAAGTGAAAATAAACCGGCTTCGTCGCCCCAAACGTGACGGATATTTGTAATGCCGACGATTGAATCTGGATCGGTCCCCGTCCTGAAGTATACGTGCTGACCGGTGTGCAAGCGGAATACCATGTCACCTTTGGCAAACGTACCCATGCCGCGCATGATCTCCAGGAACGCCGGCAAACTGCTTTGAGCCATGATTTTATAAGTTGGAGCTGTGATAAGGAAGTTATCCGTTTTATCTGTTGACTGATGGATTGCCATCTTCATGCGCCAACCGCCAACGGTGGTCTTCCCCCATTGGATGCCGGTAGCTGTGACGACTATGTCTTTTTTGGAGAATATCGCTGATGACTGCTTTTCGCTATGAGGGATGAAACCTTCATCTTCATTTAAAATCACCCTCGCCAATCGCATCGCCTTTCATCAAACCACTCGCCGCCCTAGTCCCATCGACTTCATTATAACGGCTTGGATCTAAACCCATGCTTTTTTGCTGTGATCTAAATATGCCAAAATTCCTGCCAAACTGCAAAGCGTCGCCAACGTTGAGGTTCTGAGTCGCGATCAACCGGCGGTTATACATTGACGTGGCGTCACCCTCGTCGGGTGCTGGATGGGTTGGTTTAGCGCCTTTTATACGCTGCACAATAAGTGCAAGATCATTAAAACTGACACTATGCTGCCGATCAGGACCGCTAGTAATACTGTCGAGACAAACGTGTTTCTCCACAACCTTGGCTCGGTAGGTGTGGCAAGCGCTATAAGGAGTAAAACAATCGATAGTGTGATCGCTGAAACCCACGCCCACGCCGCTAAACCTATTAGATAGTTCAGTGATGTTGCGCAGATCGTGCTGTCGAGACGGATAGGCATTCGAACAATATAACAACATAAACGGATGATCGCCAAGATGTTCGACGGTCTTCGCAATTGCGTCGAAGTTGTGGCCACCCACCGAAACCAGTGCGGGTTTACCCGATGCCTTTATCTCGTCGATGAGACCGACGTGGCGCATCTCGCTGCTAGCCAACTTGTGGCGCTTCACATATTTGTTTACGTACTTGAATGTTTCGACATCGAAGGCCGAGCACATGAATTCAATACCTACGGTATCGCAATGTCTTTTGATCTTGGGTATCCACTCAAACGGTAAGTTCGGATGCGAATTCCCGAAACCATAGAGCGACGTTTCACTGAAGCACTGAAACTTTACGGCGTCGGCACCGGCTGTATTGGCAGCACTACATGATACCAAGATGTCTTGATACGTTTCCCAGTTCGATCCAACTTCTGCGATTATAAAAACGCTCATTTATAATTTGTCCTTATCCTCGCATCTGGGTTGTGGTTGTTCACTGATCCCTTTGGCTTTCAGTGCCGCTAGGCAGATGGCCATGGGTAAAGTATCGGCTCGCGCCCTAACTTCATCGTCTCCAGCATTCCCATCTTCATCTTCACCCCAAAGCCAATGAAATAAACACTCCCACTTCTCTTCTGTCTCGTCGCTTTTCCATCAATCATCCCCCAGTAATCCCACCAAGCAGCGTTTTGCGCTTTCTCGTTTTTACTTCTGGTTTGTCCGCTAATGATTCGCCACCGTTGGCTAGCTCCTGCTTCAACCAATCAATTTCGTCACCATCGAAACGACTGGCGTTGCCGTTTTTGTCCAAAATCTTAACGACACTCTCGCCACCCCTAAGTTTTCCAAATTCAACCTTCATCATCGAAGCCCTTTTTATAATGTGGATACCAATACACCATCTAAAGATGCGAAAACATTTGTGTTGTTTGCACTCAAACCAGTAATGCGAACCACGAAGTCAGATTTCTTCATCTGCGTTTATCTCCTCTGCGCCTAATTCAATTATCTCCGTGCCGTCGTATCGTCTGATAAACGTCGGTTTTACCACCGTATGTTCCGTCTTTTCTTTAACCTTACCAACTAGCCGGTTCAGCAAGAAGTCCAACCTCGTCTGGTCACCGTTCTTTGCGGCCATCAGGACGATGCGCCCAACCATCACGTCCAGCATAGGTGATCTGGAATCCTTCAGAAGATCGCTTAACTCGCCGCTATCCATACGCAAAAACCGAACAAGCTTTGTCTCGAGTTCGGTACGTGTTAGTTTAGCAGCACGTTTCATATCCTCTGATTTTTTCGGCCGCCCAGGTCCACCCTTGTAGCCTTTGACGAACCTGCCAGTTTTTGGATCCTTATCAGCCAAACGCCATTACCAATCTATTTTGACTGCCTTTTTACCAGCTGCTCAACACGTGCCATCATTATATCGCAATATTCTGGCTCCATCTCAGCACCGATAAACTGAAACCCATTCTTAAGAGCCGCGAGTGCTGTTGTCCCAGAGCCTGAAAAACAATCCAGCACCACGCCATTAGTCGGCGTAACAAGCGTTGCGAAATATGACATGAGGCGGATTGGTTTGACGGTTGGATGGTGGTTTGTTTGATTTGATGATCCTTCATTACGCTCAGACTTACTTGGCTTGGCGCAATAGAAAAACCGTGAAGCGCCGCCGGTGTCGCCGAATCTAACGCCATTACTCTCATGATTGCCAATGCCAAACATCCCACCGTCATTTTCTTGTACCGAGTTACCCTTAGACCTTTGCTTACCAGCGCCATGCATACCACCAGCTAAACTCTGCGCATCCAACAACGCCGGTGCATCGCCAGACAAAACTAGGTTCGCGGGAAAGCGGCCTTGGGTGTTATCCGGCTTTGGATCTCTTGCGTAATTTTTACCACTCATTGACGTGTTGCTGGATTCTTTGCTACCAGACTTAGACCATCCTGATTTAAATTCACCTTCAACCCTACACCCATCGATATTAATCCCACCAACACCCCATTTCAAAACATTCGCGGCCACCGTCTTTTCACTGCACGGTTTGCGCACCAATATCCAATGCTCGCTTGCGGGCTTAAGCGCCGTTCCCCAACCATCGTAGCCGTAATCTCCGGTTGCCTGATCACCAAGCTTACCCTTGCTTTTATCAATCGCCTTTGAAATGTCGATTGACTTCGGAAACCCAGAACCAAACAAATGCGTCACCACATCTCTAATCTCAAAGCCCGCGTCCTCTAACGCCGTTGCAGTCCAATGCGATGTTCTAGGTATCGCCCAAACCAAACCATGCGCGCCGGGCTTAAGAACCCGAAGCGTTTCACTCATGACTTCAGTGAGCCAAGCAATCCACTGCTTCGAACCGCCTTTATCATCGTCCCATTCTTTACCCATAAAGCTGATACCAGCCGGTGGATCTGTCACAAGCGAATCAACTGAATTGTCTGGCAAACCCTTCAGCATTTCCAAGCAATCGAGGTTAAACAGTTTGAAACCATCCAACTCGAAAACATCGCCGGGTTTGGTTCTGGGCTCAATTTTTTCCGGGATTGAATCATCGGGGTCGTCATCTTCTTCTTTAGTAGCCGCTTCCTTCTTACCACCCTCGCCGTCACTGAAGTCAAAATCACCGGGATCGAAACCAAGCGCACCAATATCGTAGTCGTCTTCATGCAGCGATTGAAGCAGTGAGCCGAGAGCGTCGTCGTCCCATTCTTTACCCATAAAGCTGATACCAGCCGGTGGATCTGTCACAAGCGAATCAATATCGTAGTCGTCTTCATGCAGCGATTGAAGCAGTGAGCCGAGAGCGTCGTCGTCCCACTCACTCATGTCCGTCGTGCGGTTGTCAGCCAGGGCGTAGGCCGTGGCGTCTGCGCCGGTGAGTTTAGTTCTAACCACGCCGATCTTGTCCCAACCCAAAGAGCGCGCTGCTTCTAACGTACCGTTTCCCGCAAGTACGACCCCGCCCTTGCCGACCACGATGGGTTTTTGTTGGCCGAATTTGGCCAGGCTACCTTTGATGGCCTCGAGGTTTTTCTCGGGATGCCGCCGGGCGTTGGACGGATCCATCACCAGTTTGTCGAGAGCTAGCTGTTCAACTCGCACGCTTAATCCTTTCGCGTTTCTCCAACCTCAAAAGGCTCATGATGAAACCACGGCCTGATTGATCACCCTTGAGACGGTCGTAAAGCTCAGCTTCGCCAACGGTGAAGTTCGCCGAACGGACCACCCACTTCATACGGCCTTTGTTCTTACTTATTTTCTTCATGCCCAAATTCTATTTTCCTCATTAGTGACCAAGGGCCGGTCGCTACACCGGCACCCCTGTGATCTAGGATGAATACAGGGGCCGGGTGTCCCTAGAACCAAACCTTTGCGCTTGCTGCCTTGGCAGTTCCATTATTAACGGATTCAAGCAATCACCACAACAGCCGAAGCCAGGACGGGAACAAAAGTGTTGAAGTAAGCAGACTCCTTTCTTGTGGCCGCTGCAATTGAGCGGGCGGCCACATCCCCGCCACAAGCCACTGCCAAAAGTGACAAAACCAAGGACAAAATAGACAAAAATAAGTGTATCCGATTTCGATATACGATGGTTCTCCAATGATTCCATGGTTTTACACGATTGTGCTTCGATTGTGCTAAAGGTTATGCAATAGTTGCCGATAAGTCTAGTATGAGCAGGCAATCAAGCCACCTCGAAAGGCAAGCCAAATGCCATGTCAACAATGCAAAATCGACGAAGAAACTTGCGACGAATGCAAACGAAAAATGAGAAATGACGAGGAGGAATGAAATGCGCAAAAAACCAGGACCAAAAAACCCGAAAGGCTACATCCGCAAAGCGATCATGATCCAGCCCATATTGTGGGCAGCGCTTGAGCGGTTGGCCGAAGCCAAGAACCAATCAATCTCGGAATACATTCGCCGCGTCCTAACGCCGCACATTGCAAAGGAGATCAAGAAATGAAAACACTAATAACAGTCATAACAATTTTGATGTTGGTTGGTTGCGGCACCGACGAGGACAAGAAGGTCGAGGTTCCGAAACTGACCGTTGCTAGCCATAGCGTTGACCAAACTGCGATTGATGACACAAATTACCATGTCAGCATCAAAACCAACCTCAGCGACTCGATTGTGGTCGGCTACAAAACCCGCTTTGCGATTGTCACGGGCACGATGGAACCGCCGGCCGATTGCGACACCGGGGAGAAGATAACATCCGAGGACTACCTCACATCGTTCAAGGTGGCACTAGGCGTTGAGGTATCTTACCGGGTTTGCGCCCACCACCTGCCCACCGACTACAAATCACTAGGGAAAACCGGTGCCTTTATAGTTGGCGAGGGATTGTTATGAAAACCTGTAACACCTGTGGGGTTGTCTGGCCCCACGCCAAATTTTTGGAAAACGACAAACTCTGGGTCACCGAGACGAGCAAAGGAGTCACAAAAATGCTGATGCTTAACTGCACATGTGACAGCACCCTGGTCGTCAAACTCAGCGACCTCGAGGAACCGATGACAGCCGAAGATTCCCAGGACATGGACGACGAGGTCATGGATCTCGAACACCCAGGATGGAGGCTAAACCCATGAGAGTATTAATAATCACAGCTTTACTAAGTCAATTAAGCTGCGTTGAGACAACCCAAGCAGAGGATGATAACAAGAAAGTGACCTGCGAAACTTACAAACATAACTCTTCAATTTACAGAGCGTGGGAACGCTGCGAAATGCCAGACGGTACCGTTTGTTGGATTGCAGCCGGTAAGATGGGTTATGGCGGGAGCTCACAAGTCGAATGCACGTGGAGTAAATAGCTGATATTTAATGTCATTTAAGTTTTGTATAAACTCAGATGTCAAACCTTCGTCAAACGTTCAACCATCCTTTTGATCCAAGTACGCCATGAGGCATGCCTCGATCAGCCCGTCATCGGGCTTCCGCTTTTTGCCGGGGATAAACGTCAGCGGGTGGTCCTTCTCAAAGTGATCCGGCCAGATAGATTTGGCGACCTTGATTGATTGCTCTTTCGGCGTCAGGCTCTGGTCGATACCCTTCTTGATATCGCGGCACCAGACTGAGGGCTTCACCTCACGTATTGGCCACCCCCACAAAGCGGGCATATGCAACATTCCGGCACCTTTCGCGTAGCTCAGCAGCCCGACACGGCCGTCGACCCTCAGGACGGCGTTGCGATAGCCCACCACCTCGGCGTATTGGGCCCGTACCCGGTCCAAATGATCAGACTGTGAATAATCCCCATCCACGGAATCCAGGTAGTCACCGACCCGCTCAGCCAGTTCTAGCGCCGAGGCCAGGGCTTTCTTCGATGTGGCGTCCGACGGTGGTGTGTAGAGTTCTTCGATAATGACTCGGACATCGTCTTCAAAGCTTGTGAGGGCACGAACCTCTCTGAAGATCTGGGCCAATCCGAGGGCACATACCCGACGGCCGTCGGTTGGCATCGCCCACAATCCCACAATTTTAGAGCTCGCATCCAGCAAGCCAAGTCCGCCAGTTTTACCTGGGTCGATCCCTAAATTCAAAATCTCAACTCCATCAGTTACTGGGTCACCAGGTTACCGACTAAAAAATAAAAAAAGGATATATATACGTAATATGTATATATATTATACACTATATATATATAATATATATATATTAACTATTTAGTATTTAATCTAGTAACCTAGTAACATAGCTAATATCATTACTCTTTATCTGGTTCAGAACCGACAGTAATTGGGTATCCGCTTGGTGTATTTTTTTTGTTTATCGCAATGTCCGGCCAACCGTCATCCCTGATAACCAGTTTGTAGGATTTTATTGTTGGCTCGGTAACCAGCCGAACGGGTTTGTGCTCCCAACCTTGTAACTGTTGTTCGATCGTCACTGCCTTCGTATCGCGCAGCGATATGCCTTCGATCACCTTGAACGTTTTGCTTTTGTGCTCGTCAGTTTGACTGACCGCTTTGACCGCTTTCTTAACGATGCCGTGATTCTGCTCGACCCACCGGTAGTAGTCGGCGGCCTGTCGGTTGTTTATTTTTTCAACACCCATGAAATACTGAACGTCCGACGTGCGCAAAAAACCACCAGACTTTGGCTTAAAGTACGTCATCCAAAACCGTGAACAATCGTTGTCGAGCCACTCGCTCGCTTCGTTGAAACTTGCGGGGTCGACCTCGATCTGGGGAACGGTGCATTCGGACCACATCTTTTTGCACCTATGCAGAAAACTCGCGCCCTCGGTTAATAACAGGTCCTCGAACCCCTCGACGAAGTCCCAATCACCTAGTTCGCTCATTTTACATATGATCCCCCGTCGACGGTCGGCCTGAAGCGGTCCAATGTCGGGCGGGTTGTTCGAGAGAAACATGAACTTACACTTCATCCGGGTCGTGTAGGCGGGCTGGTTTTTCGGATTAACCTCGACCGGGTCGTCGCCGGTCATCATTTTGAAGTGACCCGACCTGATGTAGCCGCCCCCGTTGACGTCGGGAAACGCTACAAGTCGCTTCCCCTCGAGGGACTGGGTCCAGTGGTTGTCCGAGGTCCCGGGTGGGGTTTTACTTGCTAGGGCCGGTCCGAAGATCCTGTGCAAAAACCTTAGGATGGACCCTTTGCCGTTCTGGCCCTCGCCGTATATCCAGAGGTACTGTTGATTCGGCGAGGTCTCGTCAAACAGACTACCGATAAAAGTCTGGAACGACGCCGCGTTGTCCATCCGCGACAGTAGGCCGTCCCAGGTGGGGCACTCACCTTGGGCGAGGTCGAAGGGAAGCCGGCAAAACGTGGTCACCGGGTCCGAGCGCTCGCCTAGCATACTAATCCTGTCGATCGGGAACGTCCGGTTTCGCCACGACAGGGCGACCTCCTTCGCTTGTCCGGCGGTTATCTCGCATTCTGTCCCTTGCTCCTCGGCGTAACGCTCGACTATCCCAGCTAGCTCGTCGTGACTGATCGGTCGCGCCGAATTGGTAGCTGGATCGATTTCAACAGGAACTCGAGAGCCGACGTGGGGCACGTGGACGTGGATCGGTTTTTCTAGCCGGCCCATCGACGTTACAACCCCATTCAAACCAAATACCAGCAGACGGAAATGATCGGTTTTTTTTACTTTTGCCATAAATTCTTTGCTCCAATATTTGCTCGATATCGTCGATGTTCATCTCTAAATATGTGATGGCCAGGCAAGCGCGGTCGTTGAGGTCGTGATTTTTGCGGGTTGATTTGGCAAGTAATTCTAGGGGAACTTTTGATTTCTTGCGGTAGAGGTCCGTCTGGGGTATGTTCAAGGTTCACCTATTGGAACTGGGTTGAAAATTATTCGATAAAACGCCGATGGTTACCGCCCGCGGCGTTTTTTTTTGTCAAGATCTCAGTTTGTGGATGTCTTGGATAACCACATTAAACAATCCCACCTCTAGAATAAACAGCTATATATGGCCTATTAAAACAGTTCACAGCGCTACCAGTAGTGTGTTAATAATGGCGGCACCGGAAAAAAAAGGCCCACTGTTTGGGCAGTGAGCGCATTTTCGCAGGGCAAGCAGACAAAAGAAAATATGAAGTTACAACCGATCCTATTTTAGCACGGATGGTCAAATGATGATTGAAGTGACAAAAGTTGATGGTGAGCTGTTGGGCGTGCGCATTGAGTTGATCAAGTCGGTGGCACCGTTCACCACCGTTGATGGCAGCAAGTCGTGGAGTGAGCTAGAAATATCCGGCTACCGTTACCCCGTGGTGATACAAGAATCATATATCAAACTAGTAAAATTGCTCGACTCGCCCATGAGGATTCACTAACCATATATAAACATCTTCGGCTTTCCAGGCCGCATATCCAAATGCACGAACCCATCTGAAATACCGATTCCATTAAATTGCGTCATTGCTATCTGGACCAATTTATAGCGGTCGAAAGACACCGATATATCTGCAGCCAAGCCCTTCATGTGATAGCTGTTTTCCGCACCGCCTACGGCCTTATTGTGGTCAGGGCACCGGTAGCCTGAAGTGACCACCATTGGCCCGAAATCATTCCTGACCATTTGCAGCCTATTTATAAATATCGGATTTATATTGTTATCGCATTTGCCGCATTTGCACGCGAATTCTGAAAGCTTAAAATTCTTGGTGATCTGGTCATTCATGGTTTACATTTCTCCCCGTTAATAATAGATATACAAGCACGTAATGCAAATAAAGGAAACCCCTACCATATGAGCACACAAAAAACCAAGCGTCTGGTGGTTGATTTGCCGGCCCCGCTCCACGCCAAGTTTACCAGAATGATCGACCGCCACGGCCTGAAAAAAAAACGAGTTGTTGCCGACGTGCTTGACTACTGGATAACAAGAAACGAAGCCAACCCGCACTACTTTCAGTGGCTCAAAGAGAATAGAGAGAAGTGATTGACCTGGCTAAATATACCGGCGGTGCTTTGTCGACTGGTGACTATATAGCGATGGCCAAATATCGCGACCGGTCAAAGTGGTACTACCCAGATTGTCCGCTTGAAAAAAAACTCTGGAATATTATCGAACGTAAGCAAAAAATAGAACGCTACTACACCTATCCAATCACAGAAGAACTATTAAGGACACTCGATGACTACGGATTTACAACAGGAATCTATTGATCATGCAACGCACCACCTCGACACTGCACTGAGCAAGGCGCAGCAAGAATGTGCGAAGGTATTTAAGAATGAAAAAAACCCGTTCCACAAATCATACTACGCCAACCTCGAGGCAGTCAAAAACGCAAGTGACGACGCACTGCAAAAAAACCAGCTCATGTTTACAAGTTGGCCAACTGATCATGGTCTTACGTGCCGGCTTTCTCATTTTTCAACTGGCCAGTCTCGCGAATGGGTTAGTCCGTATTTTATGGAAAAGAAAAACCCTCAGGCACTTGGTAGCTGTATTACTTATCTTCGCCGGTACAATCTTCTTAGTATATTGAACCTAGTGGCTGAAGACGACGAGGGTAATCATGCAAGCGGTAAAACCGACGAGCCAAAGAAAGCCCCTGTCCAACCTGCCCTGCCCTCGGTTGTAAAAAATCCTACAACCCATGTTGTTTACGAGGGTACGCCGGAACAAAAAAAGCTACTCGCCGTAATATTTTCACGCGATGAGATCACATCAGTTGATATCAAGAAAGCCATCCACCTAGCCCTCATCAATTGGAAAGTAAAATGTGAAGAAATTGCAATGCACGACGCCGTCAGCAAAGCAGTTGAAATAATCGCATCCGGCGAAGACCTACCAACGGTTCCGTTTTGACTGAAGACGACAAGACGATCATAGGAATAAAGATACGGGGAACTCGTAAAACTAGGGAATGGTTTTCTCTCTTGGTGATTTTCCTCATCGTGGGTTTTTTACTTTCCATTATTGGTGGTGTGCAAGTTGTATTGTGTAGGGAAGCAAAGCCCGAAGCCACGGTGATGGAGTGTCTTAAGAATAGAACCATGAGGTTACAACGATGAGTGAATTAGAATCGAAGACACTTTTGATGTTGGTATTGTTTGTTGTTTATTTGTGTATGAATTCAATCATTGATGGGAAAGATAAAGTGGAAAAAATAACTAGGTCAGTGTCGATGGTACTTCTCTTCGTGGGTGTTTTACTTCTTAGCGGATGTACAACTACCGACTGCTTTATATGCCAGACCGAGTTGCAGCATTGTAGAGAAAAATTAGTAGAACAAGCAGACAAGCAATTAGCTCAAGAGATTAAGTGTTTGAATGTTGATAGGGATTGAAATTGAAAACGACAATTAATTTTACAAAAGAAGAAGTGTTTCAAATAGTGTTTTGTGAGGATTCGTAATGAACGCGTACCACGGTAGTCAAAAAATTAAAGACAAGTATCTGCATCGGGTGAAGGAACACGCCAGGCTTGATCGCATCATCCAAGGAACGGGTTGGGACGGGACAAACGGATGTGCGATCGGGTGTATTTTTGAAGAGTACGACCATGACCTGGCCCCAAAAGAAATTGGAATGCCAATTTGGTTGGCGAAGGTTGTGGATAAATTCCACGAAGGTCAGTCTTTAGACAATGCTAAAAATTGGCCTGTTGTGGTTATTAACGCTATTAAACCCGGTAAAAATCTCGAACTGGTTAAAGCGCCGTTTTTGATATTCGTACTTGAATCAACGCTGAAAACTTTTAATCATGATGATTTTCCTGCAGTAAAACAATCAATCGATACGGTTGTAGAGCTATACAAAACAGGAGAAACAGACAAAGAAAAATTCAGGTCTGCTGCTGCTATTGCTGCTGCTATTGCTGCTGCTATTGCTGCTGCTGCTGATGCTGCTGCTATTGCTGCTGCTATTGCTGCTGATGATTATGATGCTATTGCTGCTGCTGCTGATGCTGCTGCTATTGCTGCTGCTGATTATGATGCTTCACGGAAAGATACATACAAAATATTGGCAGACAAGTTGATTGAGATTATTGGATATGACAATTAATTTTACAAAGGAGTGCGATCAATGTTGAACAATTTTACAGGTATTGGAAACCTCGGGAAAAACCCAGAGCTACGCCACACAAACTCCGAGAAAGCAGTATGTAATTTCTCGATTGCCTGCACCGAAGGCTCTGGCGAAAAGAAAATAGTAGAATGGGTTAACGTTGTGTGCTGGGAAAAAACAGCCGAGAACGTCCAGAAATTTCTAAAAAAGGGCTCAAAGGTTTATATTGAAGGCAGACTTGCCACAAGGAGCTGGGATCAAAAGGATGGGAAAAAAAGATACACCACGGAAGTTGTGGCTCGGCGCGTTATTTTTCTCGATATCGCCGCTGATTCTCCTAAGGACACTACTACGCAAGATGCACTTGCTGATGTTAATTTTTAAGGGCCGCCCAAGCGCCGATCTCGCCACGAAGTTGTGGCGGTCGGTATTCATCAAACCAAGATCAAAGCCCAAAGTGAGGTTTAGAAAATAATGTCTAACATTAAACACCTGCAAAGCAGAAGAGGGA